CCGTTCCCGTAGTACGCTTCTGGATCCACGGCCCTCGGCTCTGGCATCTTAAAGCCATTGCCTGTCCACAAACAGGTCGCCTTCTTGTATGAGTCCTGCGAAGGAATATACTCTGGCCAGCGTGGGTGCTCGGCCTCGGCCTCTGGTATGTAGCCGCCGTATTCGTATGGGTGGAACTTATAGTCAGGCTTGCGCCACTTCGTAGCTAAGACCGAAATCGGGTTCTCCACAAAGAAGGGGATATGTAGGCTGTTGAATAGCTTGGCGCACCACATAGCGTAACTCACAGCCTCATCTTGAAATGATGGGTTGGCCTGACGTTTCTTCTCGAACCACGCAGCGCCCGACACCGCCATGTCAGTGCAGACAGGGAAGGCCATGCCGAATGCCACGCCGCCTCTGGATGTCGAGCCGTCTTGGATTGCGTTGAGTGTGTTGTGGTCGTGCAAATCAGCGTAGGCATAGTGTATCGAACCTCGGCCCACGGCTTCTTTTCGGTAAGTGTGTTGAATATCGTAGCACCAGCATTCATATCCTGCCCCGGCCCATGGCCGTACCGCCTCGCCTGTAAAATCATATAAGCTAATTACTGTTTTCATTTTATATATCCTTTGCTATTACCCACCCAAGTTCGGGATCCCAATCCCATGCAACGTAGACGGTTCCTTGTGTGTGGTATGGTTGGTCTTCGTCATGCTTCTTTCTTTCTCGTATCTCTTTGCATCTCTCTTTGTACTTTTCTTGCTTTCGGTGTTTTAATTCTAAGTCCTCGTCTATCTCAAAGGCAAGAACGCCCACCGTGAAGACCGATGATAGGGTCTCTTGTGCGTGGCTCTTGGCCCATTGCCGTGCGTAGTTCTCGGTTTCTTTTCCCTCGCACTCAAGGCACTCCCCACTGCTGTACGCAGCAGGGTTCTCGTAACAGGTATAACAAACACGATCTTCCCTGTCCCAAGATTGGTGCAGTCTTACAGACGCCTCGGATATCACTTTGTCCTCCAGTCCCAGTATGCCGCGCCGATAGCAAACACGCCGCTGGCGTAAACCGCATACAGATAATAACCTGTCAGGTTCTGAACGATGGACATCAGCCCAAAGATGAAAATGTAGTAGATTAGATACACCGCAATCACGGTGAGAAATTCAACTTGCTGGTCGCGTAACATTTCTATTCTCCATGTAAGGGTTTGTTTTATCAACGCAGTCCTCGCATTGACCTTCTTCGTTTACGTCTTCATCAAAGACGGCCTTCTCGCAGATCGAGCATAAGCACATTTCTAATTTATCGAGCATCGACATTTTCACTCTCTATCCCCCTTTGTATAAGTTTCAAAAAGCCCTGTTCAAATATCTTGTGGTAGGTTGCTGGATCCATATCGAGGGTGATTGTAGCTGACCCATCCTCGTGATCTACTATGTCTGTTACTTTAATAGCGTCATTCATCATTGATCTCCTTTATATGTTTGCGAAACCGTTTGTTATAAGCGCGTTTGATCTTCTTCAACTGGCCGCTTTTCCACAGCAAAAACTTCCTCGCCTTAGTTAGCCCATCATATTCATCGCCGCCTTTCATTGGTATTCGTTTAGTCATCCTTAATCTCCCAAGCCTTCCAGACAGTTATATTTGTCCCCCACTTACCACGTTTTCGTTCACCACTATCTATCAGGAACCCTTCTTTTCTAAGTTCACTCAATCTTGGTTTCACAGAAATCTCTGCCTTATTAAGGATTAGACTAACTTCTTCAACTGTCAGGCTTTGGCCTGTGTTAAAAAGTTTGCGAACCTCTTCTCTGATAGATATTTTACCTTCTACATTAAAATTTGCAGCCTCTTCACTACAAGAGTTTAATTGGTATCCAATATTTTCTTCAGTATATCCCATCCTTATTCTCCTTTTTAAATACTACCATGATATCACTACCGCCCATTTTTGGTTGGTTACTAATATTATAGTATCATTTCTCCAGCCATGCTGGCCGTGGTTTTGGTCTTTGGCTTATGCCAAGACCCTTGCTAGGTATGGCGCTCTTTTCACATTGCGCCATGCTGTTTCTAAAGTACGTCTTAACGTATGTGTGATAGATCACCGCAGACGCATCACCGCACGCCTTCATCGAAGGAAACAACAAGCGGCTCTGCATCTGCTGACCATTGACGAATATAGTCAGGACTAAAACCGTCCAGTAGGTCATTCATCCAACCAATCTATTTTATATTCATGGTCTACTGTTAGGCCCATCACAGACATGGTGATCTGTGATCTGCACTCCTCAAACCGATCCTCAAGGGACACATTGCTGTCCTCGTTCGCAGCCATTTCTTCCCTACACCATTCCATGATCACTGTGTGGATCTGGTTCATTAGATCATTCTCGGTCATTCTTCGTCCTCCTCAATTTCACCTGCGCCACCGCAGTTCTGGCATGATTGCCAATCGCTTTCAAAACCACCCACATCATCTTGAAACGAGCGGTAAGACCACTTCTCATATTCCATTTCTCCTACGCCCTCGCATTCTGGGCAGCGTTTCATTCCCATCCTAAACGTCCTTTCGCCTCGTCGAGCACATGACCCAAGCAGTTCTGATATGCCGCCTTGTAAGCCTTGGTGTAGTTCTCGTCGCTGTCGTCGTCAGCCTCTTCCAGCGCAATCTGGTCGCAGTAGGCATCGATCTGTTCCATTACCCAATCTATGTTCATTACTTGTCCCCCCCTAAGCTAAAGTGTGATGACATATCAAAGTAAGCTTCCTTTAATTTATAGTAGTCGCTCATCCAAATGTCGTTAAATTCACCCAGCGAATAAACAGCGCGAGCCATCGTCTCGTGGGCATCCTTCAAAGCCTTCTTCTGATCCTTGGTTAACTTGCGCTCCGCCGCTTGCTCTGCAGCCAAACGCGCGTTTAACATCTCTGTGTGTGCGTCAATCTTCTTTTTCATACGTTCTCTCCCATATAGATTTCCAAAGCCTCGTCAAAAGGCAGGTCGTTTAGGATCGTGGCACTCGGCTCTCGCACCTTGATCCTTGCATTGTTCTCAAACCCTGTCGTGTACATGGTCGAGCCGTCTTCCGTGTATAGGATTTTGGTCTTAAACAAACGATACAAATCCCTCTTGGCCAAGTGCCGATCCAATTGCTTGCCGCACCAAAGTTCTAAAGTTTGCTCCATGCCGTCAGGGAAATACTCACTGTCAAGCTTAGGTAGTCGAGCAAAGAACGCATCGATCTCCTTGAACTTGGCGTTCCAATCGCCCTTGTAATTTAAATTGCGGTGGTACGCATCTGGCCCCCCTTGGCCCTCATTGATCGCCGTGGCAAAGAACTTGCCATCGACATAAATCTTACCCTCATAACAGGCCGTCTCTTGGCTCATAAACTTAGCGTATTTAATTGATTTTAATTCCAGTCTCATTGGTTCTCTCCTACCATGATGCTTGATAATAAACTGACCGCCATTGCGTGTCAGGTTGCTTGCGCAGCCACTCGCTGGCTGCAACAAAGGTCGCTGCGTGCTTGGCCTTGTCAGCACGATCCTCGGCCCACATCTCAGGTGATCCAAAAAAGCAACCCGTGCTGTCCTCGTCCTTGGCAAGCTTCTCAAACATGATCGCCTCGGCAATCGCAACCAAGTCGGCCTCTTCAAGATCAATGCGCTGGCACTCGTCCACGCCACCCGCAAAGGTGTCCACGATATAAGCATGGAGAGGCCCGAACTTGCGCCAGTAACCCAGTGACACCTCAAGCAGTTGGATTTGGTCGCCGTCTATATCAACAGGACGCTCCACTTTAAAGTTGGGGAAAAACTTCGACCCCGTTAAATACATATCTAGGCCCATTAGTTGATCCCCCCTACAATGTTGGCAATGTGAGACAGACCCTTGGTCATTCCCTCAACGCTGTTGGGGTAATTGGTCTCAATACTCGCGCCACAGCTACCGCTGTCAACCTGCAGGACGCACAAAGCAAATGGATCTTTCTTCGTGCCCACAAACACCTTCAGCATTGTGTTGAAGTTATCGCCATACAAAGCCAAGCTTGGCTGCTCCTCGTTCTTGTCAGAGTCGTCCTCGAACCTCGGATCTAGTAGCTGCACATCAGAGTATAGATCTAGGTTATCGAAATCAGGGAAATACTTTAGCATTGTGTGTTCCTTATGTTTGATTAATGTTGTTTAGTAACTACAACTCTATCGTCTGATTTATTATTTGGCAAGGGGTTTTTTGGGGGAATAAGCAAGATTATCGGGCCGTGGCCCTCGGATCTCGGCCATTTGAATTACCTATATAGTCTTTTTTCTACAAGAATTGATAAAAATAAAAAATAAAAATTAGTAGTGTAATATTGTAATATCTGTAATAACACCTCTTTAAGTGAACAAAAACAAAGAGTTAACTTATTACAAATTTATTACAATATTACAATTTATTTCATTTGAACATTCATGCCTGACCTACTTTTTTTGACTTTTGAAAACCTAATTCTTGTGGAAAAACAACTATATAGGGAAATGAAACGGCGGCTAAGTGTGCTCTGGAGCCGGGGATTTGCCGGGAAAACACACCCCCTTAAAAACGCCTGTTTTGCCCTGTTTTTGCCCCTTTTAGGGCTGTTTTTGCCCCTTTTTAGCCCTTTTTGGGGTGTTCGATTTTGCTGTTAAACGTCCATCGCCCCGTGTTATATGTAGTGGGTAAACAACATCGGGGGAAACTGATGCCGAGTATTAAGCAGAAAATAGAGAAAGATCATGGCCGAACACTCACAAATCGGCAGATGTCCTTTGCTAAATTCTTTGTTGAGGGCGTGTATTCTAACGCAGAGTGCGCCAGAAAGGCGGGATATGCCGAGGACGTAGCGGCCAAGCAAGCTTCTATTCTTTTAAATGGTCGAGATTACCCTCATGTTTTGGAATACGTCACCGAACTTCGAGAGGAGCGTGAGCGCCGTTATGGTGTGACCATGGTCGGGCAGCTAGAACGACTGCACAAGCTATCCCACGCTGCTGAAGATGCTGGATCCTTTTCCGCCGCCATCAATGCCGAGAAAATTAGATCTGCCTTGGGTGGACTTACTGTTGATCGCCGCGAACAGGTGAACACTATGGACGCCCTGTCTCGTGATGATATCATTGCTAGACTGGCTGATATGCAACGCAAATATCCACAGGCTTTTGTGGTTGATGGCACAATGAAAGATGTAACAAATGAGCAGAGGCCCCGAAGCGAACTTTTGGAACTCGATAAGGCAGAATTTGCCAAAGAAGTGCATAGCGACAAGGATTGAAAACCAGCACGGCGGCGGCGTTCCTGATGTTCACATTTTAATCGATAGTATGCCTGTCTGGATCGAATTAAAAGTAACCAATGGAAATGCAGTAAAATTGTCGCCTCATCAAGTCGCTTGGCACACTGCATATTGGGCCAGAGGGGGTCTCTCATTCGTCTTGGTAAAGTCCCTCGGCTCCCGTAGCCTGTTTTTGTTTAGGGGCTCTGAGGCCCTTCCCTTGGCCCGTGGTGGGCTGTCCGAGGCTCAAGGTTCGCGGTTCGAGGGCATAAAGGAGATGCTCGCGGCTCTTGGGCCTTTGGTTTTGGAGCACTACACGTTGTTATTGAGCCCTGCGGCTCCGCTCCGCGCTTCATTGAGCCCTGCGGCTCCGCTCCGCGTATTCCCGCCCTTAGAGTAAGGGCCAGAATCGCGTGCGCCGACTAGGCGCTCCTTAATTCTTTCTTCAAAGGCTTGCGCCGACTAGGCGCTCATTTTAATCAACAAGAAAACCCCAGAGCCGAAGCTCTGAGATTATGATCCTTTTAATGTTTGACGATTGCGATTGATTTAGGCGACTTGCTGGCATTTCCGTTGCAGAGTTTGCAGTCGTTGCATGTTGTGCGCCGTCCAGCTTCTTTGGATGCAGGGCATAGTACCTCGCGGTGAGGATCAAGATCCCCTAGATCAGCGATAACTCTGAATGTCCTGCTTCCTCTTGACCAGTGCCAGCGTGCCTCGGTTATGTTGTCCGTGGATTGCATGGCGATGTCGGGTCTCCATTGCTTCTGGTGTGAGTATGCTGTCCAGCCATTGGATAGCAAGAGCACTTCGTCCCAGATATGTGACGGTATTGCCGCCCCGTCTCCGTATGTGCCGATTCTTACTACTCGATTCTCACCTAGTAGCGACCTAGCTTCTGCATAGGTAGCGTCTGGGTAGACCCCGTTGTGGAAAGCTTTGTATACGATGGACGGTCCGTATGCGAGATTGACGTAGCATTCTCTATCATCTGCTAACTTCTTTGGGGAGAGAGGGTTAGCGATACCTCTTAGGTTACATGCTCCGCAGATGGCTGAGTCGTTACCCGTCTTGTTAGCTTCGACTGGGTGCTGATCTCTGCATAGTATATACGTTTGTAGCATGGTTCCGGTCTTTGAGTTCCTGTTTGAGAAGGTTGCTATGGCGATGATAGCTGTTCCATCCAGTAGACTTGGTCCGTTGTAGATGATTCCAGATTTCATGTTAGTCTCCTTTGTTGAGTTGGGGTGACCGTCATTGGCCACCCCTTGGGTTGGTTAGTGTTTATCGAGGCATAACAGGCAGTTTGACTATTTTGATATCAGCTGGGTACGCTTTGATCCATTCTGAATCGGCGCTAACAAGCTGACCGAAGTTCTTGATTTCTGTAGCGTAGGTGTCGCCATACTCCCAGTTGCCCTCTCCCATGTGTGGTGAGGTTGCAGCGACGTACCATCTAGCGAATTTATCCTTGGCCTCGCTAGACGGTTGTTTATAGGTCTTGAGGATCCGCCATTCCCATCCTTGGTTGTTGATGAAGATGGCATATGGTTCGTGAAGCTTGCGTGTTTTAGCGAATGGGTTAGGCATCTACTTTTTCCTCCAGTTTGTTTAAAAGATCCATGGCGCTTGCGAGAGCTTTGTTGGCCTCTTCGGCCCGTCCGCAGTTCCACATCATGACCATGAAGTTGAGTTGGAACGTGATGCTCTCTTTCACTGTACGAGCTGGTCTAATATCGTCCATGTTAGTCTCCTTTGGTGGTGGGGTGACCGTAGCCACCCCTGTTTATGTTAAGCTGCGGAACGCTTGTAAGTGAGAGCGTTAGTCGCTAGAGACCTCATCATCTCTTCGAGTGGATTGACTACGTTCGTGTCGATACCCATCTCCCTTGCTCGGTCCAAGGTCTTGCCTAGCATTTTAAGGAACTCTTCGTGCTCAAGCTCCTCTATCCCTTTGAGATCCTCTGCCCACTGAGCAGCAGCTTGTAGGGTGTCGAGCATATCGTCTTCAGTCTCGACCTTGAAGTGCTCCCATATTGTCGCGCCGTCCTCCCGTGTCTTGTAGTGGAAGGTGATGGTAGCGAATCTGTATCCGCTATCGGGCAGGTTGATGTCGTAGCTTGCGCTGATAAGGCCCTTCTCTTTAAGGTGTTCCGCTATAGTCCAAGCGCAGGATTTAAGAGCGCTGGCGGTCAGAGGGTATAGAGTGATGTTGTTTAAAAGAGTTGCCATTTGTTTTTCCTTTTTAAATGGTTTGATTAAGACACCCACAACTGTTGTAAGTGTACCTAGCCGTCTTAGTTTTAAATTTATCGTGCCGAGCATCGCGAGGTATTCGTCAGATGTTTTCCTAGGGTCAACGTGTTTATCGCCCGTTCGCCCTAGTAGCTGGTGCTGTGCTCATTCAGTCGGCGTAGTGCGCCCCTATGCGCACAGCGGCTCTATCGCCGCGTGTATCAGCAAGAGGAGCGGATCGGATAAACTCGTTTACCTGACGGAAAATGTTTGACGACACATAAATTTATGGCTACTTTTACACACTTACAACTGTTGTGTGTGTGTCCACCGGTAGCTCGCTTGCGATTGTCGTGCGCGAAGCACAGCACGACTCGCATGTAGCGAGCGGGGGCCTTACATCAAAATCTCTGCCGAAGCTATCAAGGCGTAGGTAGAGCCAACACATGACTGCGCTCAGACAAGTCACACCGCATACCATGAAGCGTAAGAGTGGCGGAACGACACTCTCGTGTAATGGTATGCGTTGCCGACTTGGCCGCGCAATGTAGAGCAGGCGGTGAGTAAGCGACCGAGGCCAACGTGCCGAGTAGCGCAACATACGTCCCTCTGACAAAGGATTGCGACGACTAGGAGCCCTATAATCTCTGTTCTTTCTTCTCTTTCCTTGGATTTATAGGGGTTACTCCCTAGGATTACTATCATTGAAACAGACCATCTTCGACCCCCTGACCCCCCTTTGGGAGGGGCGGTGGAGTGTAGAGCTCCCTATTATCATGGTTCCGTAAATTCAATCTGGGATAATTCCATTGCGGGCATCATTGGCCCCCTCCAAAAATATCCAATATAAATTCATTTTGACCTCCCCAAAAATATCCAATATAGTTTCATTCTGGAAACAACAATCAAGGACCGAGGACCAATGGCAGATAACAAAGTGATTCCGTTCAAGAAGGACCCTGATTTCGCTGTACACAACGAGGCTGCGGTGGCTCCTGTTCGCGAGGTTTTATGTACGTTGATCTCGAACCTTGAATCTTTGGAGATGGAGCGTGCTGATATAGTTCGTGAGATTTCTGACAATCTTGTTATTGCCAAATCAAAGGGTATGAACGTCAAGGCTATTCGCAAGATTCTCGCGGAGCGCAGGCGTGAGAAGGGTGAATTAGAGGAAGAAAAGGCTGTTATAGAGCTTTACAAATCTTTTTTGGGGATGTAGGTTTTTGGTACATCGGCTTGCTCCTCCCTGAGCCGATGTAAACTAAGGGGTCGCATGGTGTAAATGCGTTTTCGGATCTGGTTGAAGCTAACCAAACTGCGCCACAGTTCACTTATTTCAACCTATGTGCGGCCCCTTCTTTTTAGTGGAGATGATTATGCCTTATAAAGATCCTATTATCCGAGCGGCCAAGAGCAAGACGTACAACTTGACTTGGTACGAGGAGAACAAGGAGCGTCACAAGGCCAACGCCAAGGATACGCGCAAGCGCAACCGAGATTTGTGGAACGAGTACAAGGCTTCGTTGAAGTGCGCTCAGTGTGGCTTTTCTCATCCTGGGGCTATTGACTTTCATCATACGGATTCGAGCACCAAGGAGGGCGAGGTTAGTCGTTTGGCTGGCGTTGGTAGTTACAAGAAGGCTTACGCGGAGATAGAGAAGTGCATACCTTTGTGTTCGAACTGCCACCGGATCCTGCATTGGGACGAGCACCGCGCATAGGAGTTTACGGAGCTAATTAATGGTGATATAGTTTCGAGGACCACGGACCTTGAACCTCGGAGATTATAATGCGTACAAGAAGCCCTAACAGACCATCTAGAGGCCCTCGTAGGCCAATAGCTCCTCCTGTAGGTAGA